CCATAACCCCTCCCTTACTGGAAATGGAGTAGCTGTCGGCTTATATGGAGTAGGAGTACCTGCGTTCGTAAGGGTATTTTCCCAGAAGGGTTTACTCATCCATTGAGATAACATATTTTGCAAATTAGTCGTAGGTTTAGTGTCGTAGTAATTAGATAATTTAGGCGTAGCGGCTGATGTCATTCCACCAATCCGTCCTGTAGCCACTTGTGGTGAGCCGTACTGTGCAAGTGATTTATAAGCCTGTGACATATTACCGTATTCTTCAGACCTTGCGGCAGCGTAAGGTGCACTATAGGTTTTATTTAAGTAGGCGTTCTTCGCAGCCTCGTATTGAGATTGAGTTATACCCCAATTAGTGGCAGGTGCAGTAGGCGCAACGTACCCACTATAGTACCCAGAAGAACTGGTGTAGCTAGGCGCGGTATTGTAAGGTGAGGTGTACGCATACGGACTACTAGTGGCATACGTAGGTGTCGAAGATGGTACCCCTAGAGCCGCAGCGTATGCAGCATAAGAACTATATCCAGCCATATTACATTCCTCCCATTCCACCCATCGGTGGTTGACCCTGCGGTGGCATACCCTGTGGCATTTGTTGTGGTTGCCCCCGCGGTGGTTGTCCGCCTTGTGGGGGTTGTCCCATTGGTTGTCCTTGTGGTTGACCTTGTTGCATGGTCTCCTGTTTTAAGGCTATGGCTAATTCATTAGCCAATACATCCGCTTCCTGTTCCTTTCCCTGTTTCCTTAATGATTCGATTACCCTCAATGCCATGACCTTCGGGCTTAAAAGTTCTGCTTTTTCAGAATACATCTGATCCCTGATTAGTTCTGGGTCTTGGAATTGGATAAGTTTCTCTCTAATGAAGTCGTCACTGGCTAACATACTCTGTTTAGCGACTTGAGCCTTGGCGTAGTTAGCACTTTCTTGCTCAGGACTGATAGCCCTAAACTCTATTTCTAATTCGTAATCACCATCAAATAAGTCAGGTGTTGCCTGGTCGACAAACCTTCTACCCTTAGAATCATATCCTGCAACCTGTGAGGGTTCACCGAGTTTCAGGTATTGTTCGCCGAGCTTCTTGAGTGAAGTTTTGTAAAACGTACTCATCGCCTGGAGTAAAGTCCCTTTAATTTGCTCTACGTTTTCATTGAGGGATTGAACTGACTTTCCTGATAGTTCCTGCCCTTTCCATAACTGGCCATAAGTCAAAGAGGGATAATCAGCCTGATGGATCAACCCATCAATAATCTGATAAAACTGATACCAAGATGAGGCAATATCAGGTGGTTTCACTTGTTCGACTTTAGCATCTATTGGAAGAGGTAAAATCTCACCTTTGCCCCAGGGAGTTCCTTGAAGTTTCATTGACCCGTCAGGTGTGAATAAGAAATAACTTGGTCTGTGTGACTTTGCAAGTAGAGATAAACATATAGACAAAACAGCACTCTGGACTTTATATAGTCCGCGAGATCCGCCGAATACTGAATCACCCCAGGTTTCCACATAACCATACTTATCGGAAGACGAAATAATAAGTGGCGTAGTCCCAACTGGAACTAATACCACGGGTGGTCTGCCCCAATCATGTTTCTGGTCTTTTTCGTCATTGACCGCCATGTCATCGACAATAACTTGGTAGGAATCCTCGTCGATCCACTCGATAACCTCAACCGCTTTCGAAATTTCCTTTTTATTGACCCTTACTTTCTCCCTTGGTTTAGGTGTATATTCGTATTCAAATTCAATAGCATATGGTTCACGGTAAGTCGTGTACCCTGACCAGATAATCCCCTTTGAGTCCATTCCCCAACTTAAATGTCGTGGGTCATACGGGAAAATCTCGGGAGTCCCGTCTTTGTAAAATATATTTCTGCCTGCGATAAACCCTCGTATGGCAGCCATGAACGAAACGGATGACTGAAGGGGAGGAAGTAATCTATTAACTAAACCTTCATCTATAACACGGAGCCACCCAAAGAAGGCACGTTCCATCTTCGATTCTAGTTCACCTTGCCCATCCATGCGGTGTATGGCGATATTTAATTTTGCCCCTGAGAGTTGCCCCAATACCGCTTGAGCGTAGAACCTAGGATATGTGGAAGTTACATTATCTGAATATGCGTCAAGTTTGTATTCCTTTAATCTCCACAGGTCGAAGTCGGCATCCATACGGGCATGCAAAGAACTGTGTTTATTCTCAAAATCAGTAACTAAGTTAGATATTTCACCTGCGGATTTTAACTCTTTCTTTTTAGCCATTCACCACCTCTTAATGTATCGGAAATGCGGGATTTCTCCAATGGCGGGGAACCACCTTAAATATAACTTCCTCGTTAAAAGTTACTTCAAACGGGATTTCCTTCAAAATCTCATTCTTTGCCTGTTCCACTGTCCTGTTGGGACTGTTTTTAGTTAGTAGGGCGAGTCTTGATAGTGTTATTCTCTTCATTTCTTTTTCCCCTTATGTGCACCCTTGATTTTTCCCTTGTTTATCGAGGCATAAAACACATCTTCGCCCTTCTTTGCTCCGTATTCCTTCTTCATATTTTTGAGAATCTTAGTTCCTTTCTTCGTTAAAGGCATTTTATCTCCTTACTTCCTCGAATCTTCCTTCGGGCGTATCTCTGAATATTTTCCCCCAGATAGAGTCGCCTTTCTTTTCGGTGTACCCGAATAAATCAACTAAGTAATAAATTAACGCTTTTGAGGAATGGTTATTCTTATCAATGGGTCTACTTAAATTCTTGTCCCTCATCCATGCGCCACCACCTACGGGACTTTTACCGCCACCGCACTCTGAAATGAATCCTGCGCATCCTGGGTTAAAGTAAATCTTGGGTTTTCCGATTAAAGGGTTGACTTTTAAGCAGGTGCGCAATAGGTCAATGCCCGCTTCCTCGCTAATCTTCTTGCTTCTGAGGTATAATTTAGCTTTATCTTGCCATACCTCAACGGGGGCGGGCATCGCCTGATGTTGCCTGCCAGCAAAATCAATCACTCCACCTTTCACATTCTTCCACCATAGTTTCTGGCGGCATATATCGATGATCTGTTCCGTAACGTATCCCGTCAGGTAGACCTCATCGATAACATAAATTGTTTCCCCGAACCGTTGAATGGCTAAGACCGAGCACGCCCCACTATAACCAGGGTCAACGGCGATATTAACATCCAAATCGGGGTTAAATTGCACTAACTCGTCAACATGAATAGCGTTAGTAAATTCAGGTATAACTAAATTAGCGGGTTTACAAGCTATCCCTGCGTATCTTTCTAAGAAAATATCGTTGGGTGTTTCGGCTTCTAGTTTAAGGATTTCAGGGTCTTGTCGACCACCAGGATATTTGTAAAAGTTCGCCCATGTGGGCATTGAAAAAGACCGCGCACCTTCGGGATTAGCTCCGCTCCACCTTGTCGCAAATTCAGGATACCAACTGGTACTGTCCTCCAATGTACCCGACATCAAGATGTGCCCTCTGTTACGGGCTACACGACCTCTTAATCTAAGATAAGCCAGGTAATCAATTCTTGCCGCTTCACAAACTAAAATGAGGTCAGGGCTTTCAGAACCGATTTTAACGGGGTCTTTGACTGCCTTGGTGACGACCTCGCAACCCGTGATAAGTTTCATGTAAGCAGGGGGATTAGTGCGACTTCCTGAATGCGTTAATAATAATTTAGTCTGGGCGAACCAGTCCTGCATATATTCAAATTCTTTGTCAGTGTCACCATATTCGTTACCCACGACCCAGATCAACTTAATTCTGGGAGCGAATAGAAACCCTTCCATAGCAGTAACCATAGACTTACCTGATCCCTCGCCACCTGTGATAAGCCTGATCCTGGCATCGCAGTCATGGACTACTAATTGTTCAGGAGTCGGGTGGTAATCTAATGTTTCCCAGATGAGCCTTCGGTATTCTTTTAAGTTTCCTGTTATTGGAATCTCTAAACTTTCTGACACGTCTGCGTTTTTCCCTTCTCTCGGACTTTAACATCGGAAAACTTCTTATTAAAGACTTTTAACCAGAGTCGCGTGTTCACGTTGTCCAATACAAAATAAATAACTGTGATAATTCCGCCGATTAAATAAGAGCCTTGGCCTAAGAGAAATCCCGAAAGGAAGCAAAGTAGTACCGAGAGCGTTCCACTGTTTATATATACTTCTTCCAGTACCTGGTGGTTCTTCACTGGCCACCTCTAATTCATTTAATTCCATCTATCGTCTCCAATGAATTGATGTAACTTACGACCGCACTCTTCGGTTCTGAAAAGGTCGCCCTGTAGACGTTCTCAATTTCTTCCGCCAGGTCAGCCATATCCTTACAAGACTCGCCTATTTCTAACGCCCATTTATGGAACGGCCGTAAACTCTCAAACATTAAATAAGGGACATACTTGTCACCAACTAAAGCCTTGACAATGATATAATTCCCCTCTTTTCTTATCTGGTAGTTTTTCATTTAACACTCTGTAATACGGGTTTATCAGGGAGTACCCTGCCATCTAACCACTTCTGATACCGCACCGCCCCCGCTAACCTCAGTTCCATCCCATCAGGGTCACTCAACTGACACGTCCTCGAAATCGCCAATTTTACATAATCTGGGAGAGCATCGATATCCTTCTTCAGCATGGTACGTTAAATCT